GGTATCTGGTTCAATTGCGGAAGGGGTGAAATAGATAGAGTCGAAAGGCATGGTAAGCCCACCGCTTGAATACTCCTGCCACGCACTTGTTGCCCTATTCCATCGGTATATCTTTTTTGTACCAACAACGTAGGCTAGTTCTGTACCATTTGGAAGTGCAGCAGGCCGTGCCGTCATGCTATCCACATCAAGAAAGTACCAAACCCCTGCGGATTTAAGTACTTGTGATTGAGCCGAAAAGGCAAGAAAAAGGAAAGCTATTGAAAGGATAATTACTCGCATATTGTTTGTGTCATAGTCACGCCCTCGGACATGCCGTATTCGTTTTCAAGATTAAGCGCAAAACTTTCACCAAATCCAACCCCGTCGTTTGCTGCCTCTTCCCGGCTTGAATAGCTTACAATAGTTGTCGATTCGTAACCCGGAACGGTTGTTGTGGTCATCCAGCAACCTGTTTCAACTTCAATTTCAGAACCATTATCTACAACCAATTGCCACGTACCGGAATTATCCGTAAAAGTTGATGAAATAGATGTTGGAATAAGTACTTCAATGTTGCCAATTCCAGACCCCAAAATAATGTCGCCAGTCAAAAACGAAAAAGTGTAGATGGTTGTCCCTGTGGTTTTCTGCTTTAATCGCAGTTCCGAAGTATAACCCGCCGTCAAGTCAATGGCTACCCCTGCCACCTCATACGTAAAAGTAAAAGTAGAATCATAGGTAGTCGAAATCATCATTTTGTTGACGGTCGTTGTGGTCATTACGGGATAACTTTTACTTTGAAGGTTCCTGATGTTGGGTTTACACTACCGCCTGATGGGTTGAAAAAGCGGATTGTTACGGTATTGCTTGCGCTTACCCAGGCAAAGAAAGTGCCAGTAGTTGCGCATGCGTTTGGGACGCCGATGGCCACCGGATCGCCGTCTATTGCGCCTGTTACGGTAATGGTCAGGTCTTGCGTTCCTCCCGCTGTTGTGGACGGGAAGTCTAGTATTGCGCTTGCTGCTAATACCCCATTTACCGCGCTTTGAAGCCGCCCGTCTTGATCAACTTGGATTGTTGCAAGTGCATAAGTTCCAGCCGTTACCGCAGTAGAGGCCATTTGAGGTGAGCCAATTGTGTTATTGTCTATCGTCCAGGTTGCACCGCCCGCGCTTACTGTGATGTCGCCTTTATCTCCGTTGCTTATTCCACTGCCTGAAACGGATTTACTCTTGATGTACGCCTTGTCGGAAAACTTCGCAGCAACTACCAACGCCTCACCAACGGTTATACTATCCATGCTTTCCGGGGTGATGAACATCGAATCCGACTTTGCCCGAAATCCAATATTATTCCAGCGCATTGAAGCACCTGTCGAAGTGTCGGCACTGATTGAGATAGTTTGGCCACCCTTGAGCAAAGACAGTGTGCTAGACCCTGAGCGAGTAAGGGCAAGTCTATTCACCCAACCAGAACCCCACGAAGTTGTATTGAAGTTAAGCCCGCCAAGACCCGAAAGAGTAAGCGAGTTTGTAGCTGCGGCAACTGTTACGCTACCGATTGGCAATTGCGACATAAGGCCACCGGGGATGTATTGAAGCGAATCCGACCCCGAAACGTAGCCCAAAACATAGCGGTTAGTTGGCGCAACACGCGTAACAGGTCGAGGCATAATGAAAGCCTGCATTTGCGCGGCGGTAGCCTTTCGCCATCTGCCACTCGTTGTAACGGTAGGGAAGGGGGAAGTAGCGGTAATGCTGGAAATAGCGGGTAGGGTGTTAAAGTTGATGCCTTGCGCACCCAGATCAACCGCCAAAACCACCGCGAAAAGGATAAAAAGTGTAATATTTTTCATGTTTCCAAAAAGTCGTTATCATCATCAATTAAGAAATCATCATCGTTGTCAATCAAATAACCGCTGTATAGGTCAACTTCTGCAAAATCAGGCACATAAGCGCCAAGCGGGTCAATGTCCGCTGCAAATTCGATACGGATTCGTCCAAGTTCAAAATCGTTCCCACCTGGTAGCAAAGGCAAAACAGCGGAAACAACCAAAGGCTTAATGCCAGTAGCCCCGCCAAACAACCAATCTCCAGCCGTGAAGTACCAGAACCGGAAATCAGTCAACCCGCGTTGCATTTTTCGCAGTATCTCGCGGGTTTGGCTATTCACGGTAAGTTCAAAATCCAAGGTGTAGCGGCGACGGGTAATTCGTCGGTCAATTTTACCAAGACTTACACTCGCTTCCGCTGGATCAGGTAGCCCCCCCTTGCCGTGAAGGATTCGCCCAAAAGCAATCGTCGTACTCGAATTATTCACAACCGCTTCCCAATCTTCGCCAATTGTCCAATCCGCTGGTAATTGCGCCGCATTTGGAAGGATCACCAAGCGGGTAATTTGGGAAAAGATCGGTTTGCGTACACACACGGGTGCGGCGGGCAAACTGTATAAGTCGCACCCGCTGCAATCCGTATATGTGTTAAGGTTGTTAGTCATGTGTTACAGTGGGTTGGCAAACCTCAAGGGATCGCCGTTGCTAGTCCGGTAGGTGATGATAATCTGAGCTTCTTGGAAGTCCGTTGCACCTTCACCTTGTGGCATTTGCACGTTGATGTCTTTCACCTTGATTCCGCCCGTATCGCCATAAAGCTCATCCGCAAGGTTGCCGTACCAAAACGTGTAGTTTACATTTCCGCATTGCAAATAACGCAATAGGGTGTAAACTGCTGCCTCTGTTGGTACTACCTTGAAAGTGAGTGTATAATCACGGTAAACGGTTTGAACCGCGCCACCCGGTGCTTCGTAGGTGATTGGAGAATGCTCCGCAATACTTCCCTTGCCGTACAACGACTTTGATTTAGTGTTGTCAGCTAAAGTGTTGTTGATTGCGTTTGCCACTGCAGTAGCTACCCCACCCGTATGCGTAAACGGAACGGTAGCCCCTGATGGGGTGAGGTATAGCCAGTTTATTTGGGATAGCCTCGGATTTATTCCGCAGTCCTGGTTGGCTGCAATTGCGGGCAACAGTAGTACATCCGCGCAATCGTCCGGGCAAGTTGGAGTAGTCCAGGTATTTACATTAATTCCTGCCATTGTTTTTTAATTTTGATTTAAACCAATATTGCCCGAACGGTTGGGCTGTTCTTTGTGCAATCCCAGCAGTCAGAGGCATTGTCTGGAAGGTTCTGAGCAAGCCACAATATTTTTTCATCGTAACTTTGTTGCATCATTGCCCGCCGTTCTAAGGCCGCGTCACCTGCTAGTATTGTGTGCTGGTTAATCCGGTTCGTTTCTATCGTTGCGCTGATCGCCTTAACGGTTGTTTTGGCCTGTATCGCCCTGCCTACCACGTTTTTGATCTGGAATTGCGCTATATTTTCAAGCTCACAAATCCAGTCCAGTGACGCGCAAGTAAAGTAACCCTCAAAGGCCAAGCCGTTAAAATCAGTGCCGCCTATGTACTCGTTCGTTTCCACAAAATCCGACGTAGTGAAGCCCCCTGCATTCAAATGCACCATCCAGGCAGGACTAGCACCCCCGCAACACCGTTTTGCATTGTTCTGGAAAAACCGAATGCCCGATGCTACATACTTGAAGTTGTAGTACAGGTCATTGATTCCAGAAACATACATGGGTAGTGTCTTTGCGGTCGGTAGGGTAGTCTTTACGAATCGGTTTGCGGCAGCATTCAATGTGATTGTGTTGGCCACATAGTCCGGGTCTGTGCTGCTCACTTGAAGCGCCACCGTTCCCGTCACATTGCCACCAAACCAAACTGCCGTAAGTACAAAAGCACCGCCCTTAATCGCCTTGCGTGGGGCAATCTGCGCGCCCGCATAGGTATTAGTGGTTTGGCTTAACGTCGTACCTTGTGCGTTCCCGATTGCGCCGTTCCATTGAACTATCCGACTTTTCCGGGTAGTTGCCAAGGCTGCGCTCATGTCGGTTTTGAAGTCCCGTATTGCATCCGACCGGCATTGTACAAGCAAATCCCACACATCCGATTCAAGGCAATTCTTTGAATTCAGCAACGAATCGAGAACAGGATAACCAAATTCCCGATCCGTTGCGTAATAGCCCGTGCTGCTTGTTGCAAAACCAGCATCCCACCCGGCCGCGTAGCATGCGCAATCGTCCGGGGTAATCCCAATTATCGTATCTAAGCAGGTTAAGGCCATGTTAGTTAAGTCGTTTAGCTACCAATCGCCCAGTGTATCGGGTGCTTTGTGTGCCTGTGCCTGTAATGATAACCCGAAAGCGAACACCAGAGGCTACCGGAGTCGTTGCACTTGCATATCGGAAGATATCGCTATCGGTTGAACCAGACGTAGTAATTGCACTCCCCACCGCAAACCAATCAGTATTCCCGGTTGTCTTGTGGCTTTCCTGGAACACTACCGAAAGGTTCTGTGTGCCTGAAAGCTGAGTTGTCTCGAACTTGAAGACAGGCAACCACGACCCAAGGAATTGAGCCGCAAAACGAATCGTGTCGCTTTCGGTGGTGGTGATTGTGTCTGCCGTGATTTCCTTCAAATAGTAATCAACCGGATCGGTTGCAAGCATTTTGCCAACGGTTTCGCTTGTGCTGGCAAACATCAGGGCTGCCGAAACAATCACAAGCCCCGCAAAATATTTAAGATGTTTCATTTCAAATCAGTTTTGAAAGGTTGTGAAAATTAGGACAACATGAATTTCAAAATACCTGTGTGGTTGGTTTCACTGGCTGGAGCTTGAACCAAACCGCCCTGCAAACGCACTTCGTATTTGTGGCTGATCTGGTGTACCAATGTCGAGCTATTGCGCTGGCTACACACCTTCTGATAGACAACATTGTACATTACGGGAACAAGTTGCCCAGCTCCGTTTTTGTACTTCCAGATCGGGTCTGGAACCATTGCAACGTATTTGGTTTCGTCAATCTGCTCAAACTGAGTTGACCCGTACACCTCCGTATTCCAAAACAGGTAAGATCCTTCGCCAACCGCAAACAGGTTTTTCCCAGTCAAAGAACTGTCAAGGTTCTTCACATCGAAAAACATGTTGTAATCATCGAATCGTACTAAATCGCGTTCGTTGTCATTCAATCGGTGGTACTGGCTGTTCACAATCGCGTTGTAAAACGAGTTGCGACCACCAACCCAAAAGGCGGTATCCATCGCGTTGTTGGAAACAATCGTATCCAATACAGTCAACGTGTCGGGGTTGTTCCAAGAAAGTACGGTGCTGGACACATCGAAAACAGAAGAAGCAAAAGAAACCCCGTCTACGTTCCCGGCTGTTACGTCGGCATCGGAGTTAACCGCCGATTTTGCACCATCCAGAAACGTGATTGCGCGGGCATTGAAACTTGCGCGAATGTCGAACATTGCGCGAGCAAGCTGTGCGGCACTCAAGGTTTGGAAGTCGAAAATGTTGCCACAAACATTGTCAAGGATATTGACATTGGCGATTTCTACAACGTTGTTGTTGTAGGTTTGCGAGTTGGAAATAGCACCCTCTCCCGCTGCTAGATCGCAGTTAAGCGAAAGGGAAGGGCTAGTGCCTGTGCCTGTGTAACTCAAAGACGTAGCGCCCTTGGTTAACCAGTGTACCTGAGTTGCGACGCATTCGCCGTCTGCCATGACCATCGTCGTGGAGGGCTTGCCGTCGTTGTTCTCGGTGATTGCGCGGGCTGTTCCAATGAAGTCCTTGTAAGGGTACTTGCTTGGTGTATTCCCGGCATACATTTCGGACAATAGAATCTGTACATCGTTCAGATCGCCCGTGCTAATGTTTTGTGCTGCCATAAGGCGTGAATTTTTTAAGGTTACTGCAATAAAAAAAGCCCCGACACAATGAAGTATCGAGGCTTTGTAGATCGCTTTCGGGCGAGTCTATTTATTTCGGCTTCCCGTTGGGGAATTGTGCATTCATTGCGCGTTGAGCGGCCAACCGATCTGCGTCATTGCCCGACTTAGTAGCCTTGACGGCTGCTTCATAAGAGTCAAAAACGATTCCGGTTTTTTGCTGTGTTGGCTTATTGTTTCCTGCGGCTGGTTGTGGGGTTTTCTTGTCAAGGTCAATCGCTGTGAAGCCTACAAGGCTATCCCATTCAGCAATAACAAGATCATCAAACTTTATTTTGGTTTGAGTTTTGCTATCAACGATTGGAACGCCTTCTTGGTCAACAAGAATCGGATTTTCATTTTCATCAAGATCAAGAAAACCATAATCCTCAATGCTTTTCAGCAAGGTCTTGATTTGCTTTTCTTGGTTGCGGAACTTGACGTTTTTAGCAGGATCAGAAAGTAAGGCCAATGCCCGTTTTTGAGAAACAGAGCTAATTTTTTCAAACTTTTGCGCCTTTAAGGTTTTCTCATAGGTCGCTTTCAGTTCGTTCAATTCAGCCTCTTTAGCCTGCTGGAACTCCACGAAGCTTGGAATTTTAGCCAACTGGTTTGCTTTCAAGGTTGTCAGGTCGAAACTGTCTCCGTCCTTCCCTTGCCCACTAGCTTTCAGGTCTGCTAGTTTCTGTACAGCGTCTTCAACTCCGTCAAAATCTTTAATACCCGCATCCTTGACAATCTTTTCAAGGCTTTTTGATATTTTTGATTTTGCAATGTCAAATTGGCGCTGTGTGTTTTCTTTGATCCGATCGCCAACTAATTCAGCGATGACCCCCGGAGCGTTTTCAAGAGGTTCTCCATCCTCACCTTTCAACAACAATTCAAGATCATCAACCTTTTTTTCGGTCAGCCTTGCCAGTTGTTGGAGCGTCAACTCTATTTTCATTCAGTTCTGCTTTACTATCCTGGTCGGGTAGGGCATCCAATGGAGCAGGGGCAGACGGCAATTCAACCAAACGGGCAACAAGGTTTTTGTATACTGGGTTGACTTGCATTACGTCGTAATCGCTTTGCGTGTATGTTGCTCCACTTAGGTTATCCTTCCACATTGTCTTTTGCTTTACGGGTTGTTTTCGCGTCGGTTGGTTCTGGAACTTGCTTTACTTCAACCCAACCAAGATCAATCATTGATTGCTTGTTCTTGATGGCAAATAATTCATGCGCCGGATCGCCGTTTTCGTCTTTCTTTGGAGGGATTGCATAGCCCTTGTACTGCTCACCCGCTTCAACTCCCACCGACTTCATAACGATATGCGTTTTGAATTTCTTAACACGGTCGTCGTTGAAAAATACGCTCAAATCCATAATCACTTATTTGCTTACAAAAGTATGAAACATTTGCGAATAAAACAAACTGAATTTTTAGGTGGTAAAAATACCATGTTTTGGGTATTTGTGAAGTGGGTTTAAAAATTGAATATTGAGGTACAAAATCAAACGATATGAGCCAAGCACAATTTACCGCCGAAATGATGATTGCCTTAGCAAAAGGCAATGTAGAAAAAGAGATGCAAGACATCGTGACTCAAGAGGGGTTTGTCGATGATATATCCAAAGTCTCTTATGACATTCTCTTTTTCCTTACTCAAGGCGATGGGATAAAAATGGATGTTCGCCGCCAACGCCTATATATTGAGGCTAAAGTAAAAAAATATATTCAAGACTCAATTTAACCCCGCCCCGAAAGGGGCTTTTTATCATCAATCAAATCAAGCAAAATGACACCACTGCTTATTCTTTTATCTGCGATCTTGATTTTATTGATCATCACACTGTACATTGAGGTGATGTTTTGGAAGTCTTTACTAGACTTAATCAAGGCGATTTTTGAATTTTTAAACCAAAAAAAATAAACCAACATGCTGCCATAATCGTGCTGGTTTTTCTTCTGCTTGCTCCCGTCGTATTCGTTATTATTTCCTTGATAGTTGAGTGGATCAAGGGGTAATTACTTCCACCTCACCAATAACATCAATCTGCCTCACAACCCTATTCCCCTCCTTCCATTCCGTGACCATTTCCCCCGCGTCATTCCGGTACTGGATAGGCCGTGTCCGCCAATAGTCGATTTGCTTATCTGCTGCCATCAGTGCGGCTTCTTTGTATGCGTCCTTCATTACATCAACTTGCAAGGACAGTTTACTTTCTTCCAACTTGCTTTGTTGCCCACGTAACCCCATAGCAAAGGCAAACAGCGGGTCAGAGTGTACACGCTGACCAAGCAAGGCATAATGCACCAATTGCTTGTTTGACATCCGTTCAAAGCCTAAACGGGCGTTGTCGCTGGACTTCAATACTCGTTCATCCTTGGATAGGTTGACGGGTACGCTGTCACTTGTCCACGTTCCTTCACCCCGTACGCGCTCCGTACCAGTGGCAAAGTTTTGGGTGCGTCCTGCCTCGCTTGCTGCCTGAGATCGCCCAGCGGCAACTAGTCGGGAAATGATCGCCAAACCGCCAACGGCCAATACAAGACCAATTAAGCCCTTTGAAGCTTCTGCACTAATCAGTTTTGCAACGGCTAATGTCAATTCAACTGCCTGTTGCCCGGCTGCAATGATCTTTCGTTGATTCGCCGCCTTGCGTTCGATGTCTAGCTTTTTGTTTTCACTGTCTCGAAGTAGACGCTCCTGTTCTGCTACACGTTTCTTCGCCCCGTCTAGATCGTTGGCTAATCCTTCATCGGCCAACTTCTGCTGTTCTTCCAGTGCTTTCTTTTCAACCTCAAGGCGTTCATTTATCTTTCCGATTAGTGCGTCTTGTTGAGCTATCCGTAGCTCAAACCGGGCTTGTTCGGCTTCAAAAAATGCGTTTATGGCTTCCGGTGCAAGTTGGCCTATCAACTGCTTTGCTGCTTCGTTTCCTTTTTCTTTTTGCCGTGCCGCTTCCAAGCTTTGACCCTGAGTGATAGCCCCTGCAAGGGCTTTACCCGCTTCCAGCCCATCGGCGCGTAATCGTTCAGCTAATGGCTTTGCGGTTTGGGAAGAAACAAGATCGGTAATGTTTCCGGTTACTGGATCGGTAGCGGCTTTTAACAATCGCTCCAGCCCCCCCGTGACAACTTCAAGCGACTTGCCAAAACTAGCCCGTTCAAAATCAATATCCGCAATATCCTGTAAAGGTTTGAACAGTCGTTCAATATCTTGCGCGGTTTCGCCTGTTCCAAGTTCTTTTGCAAGTTTTGTATATTCCGCTCGAAGCCTTTCGACCTCAGCAGTAGCATTCGCGAATTGCAATTGGATGCCGTCGTTTTCATCGCCAAGTTTTACCCGTGCCTCTGTGGTTGTAGTGAGTAGATCCTGGATAGACTTTTGTAGCCCTTCAATGCGCTGTTTTTCGGCTGCTGCTGCTTGCGATTGCTCCGCCCGGATAGATTGCGCCTGGTTGAATGCTTCGGATTGAATACCAAGCAAAGTTTCTTGTGCGTCACCTAACTCCCCAATTTGAGCGAAAATCTGTGTTGCCCTCTTGAATGCTTCGGCCTGACTTATGCCTGATTGCTCAATTCGCTTTGCAAGGATCTCAGTGGTGAGTGTACCTTCTTTTGATAGTGCAACAATCTGCTTTGAGGATTTGATTTGCTGTTCTTGCCCGCCTGATATTCTCGCGTTTAATCCGATTTCGGTAAGAATCCGTTTTTCATCTGCCTTTGCTTGCTGTTCTGATAATGCGGCGCGGCGTTTGGCTGCTGCTTCGCGGACTGCAAATGACTTGGTTGTATTATCCGCAATCAGGTTCAACTGCTCAATTTCTTGCTTTCTGAGTGCGGCTGTTGCGGTCTGTTCTTGCTTTTGTCGCTCCAATCCAATACGCTGTGTTTCAAGCTTACCTTCAAGGGCGATTTGTTGCCTGATCTGGATATTGAAATCCGCTGTTTCCGCTGACGCATCCCTTACCGCATCCCTCAGTGACTTTTGACCCGTTGCGGCCTGTATCAACTGGTTACCCCACTTACCAAGTGCGGTTATGCCAATGTCAAGCGCAATTTTGCCCTGTGCCAAGCCTACACGTACTTTATCTAGGTTGCCCTGGAACTTCGAGAACGCAGCGACCAATGCAGCACCAACAACGGCAACCAAGGCCAATGCACCAAGACGAAGCACACCGAATCCTTTTGCAGCACCCGCCGCGTCCTTAGCTGCGCCTTGGCTACTTGAGCCAACATCTTTTAACCCGCCTTTTAGGCTTTGCAAGCTATCGGATAAGTCATTAAGCGACACCCCGCCAACTGATAAGTTACCAAACAAGGTTTTCAAGCCCCGGCTAAAGCGCCCGGTTTCTTGTTCGGCTTCCTTGGTTTTCTTTGCGGCTTTATCGACTTGCCCGGCGTATTGGTCTAGTTGTTTTGAAGTCTTTGCAGTGTTGTCTGCAATGGCTTGGAGTGCGCCTGTTGCGTCCTGCTCTAACTTTTTATATTCGTTATCGGTACGCTCGATTTGATCGGCAATATCGGACATAACTTGCTCGACATTTGTATCGTCAACCCTGAACCGGAAAGTTGTATCTGCCATCGCTAACTATTTGTCGCAAGTTATGCAATTTTGACAAAATAAAAAAGCCGAGTGTTTCCACCCGGCTCGTGTTGTAAAATAAGTCAATTAACTATAATGGCGTTGGGAATTGTTCATCAACTGGCTTGTATTTTAACATTGAAAGCTCATTCCCTTTTCTAAAGCAATTCCATGTTTTAATAATAAATGCAAGCTTAATAACGTCTTCTATTTTGTATTGTGAAGACATTCTAGAATCAATTAGTCGCTTTCTCAGCACATGCATTGTGTCATTTTTTACACCCTTGCCAGTGCAAATTTGCTGGACAAACTCAAATGAATCTTCCTTGTTGATTTTAGCAAATAAAAATAAAACTCCACAAACCCAAGACTGAGACAATGCCCGGCTAAAGTCTTTGCTTAGTTTTTGACTAATAGCCCCACATTCATCCCATAAATCAGCATCCTTTAAATAATGTTCAACTATTTCTGGGTTTAAAAGGACGCTCCTTGCGGAATTTTTGTTTTTAGATGCCCAATCTTGAAGCTGTATTGCCGCCGCTATAGTTATTCCGTTTTTTACTTTCATTATGCTAAGTGCATCCCCGCCAGTTCTTTTTTTACCTGTATCAATCACGTCGAAAATATTTTCGTTTAACCCAGTTGCTACATGTAAATAAACCCCTGTGTTAGCTCTAACAATTGCAAGCAACCTGTGTTGTCCATCTAAAAGCCTTCCATTTTCTGCAATCTTTATAGGTTCGCACGTGTCTTCTCTCCATCCTCCATTTGCCATTTGTGCAGCATATCTTTTTACTACTGGCTCTGCAATCCTCCTATTGTTTACATTACCAGTCGCCAATATTGATTTTGCAAAATCAGGCGTAACAAATACTTTTTCGATTTTCATAATGAGTTAAAATAAAAAAGGCTGTCCGGTGATGTACAGACAGCCAAGGTTAGCAATTTTATTTGCTAATTGTTCCTTTGGGCGTACATCACTCCGTTCAAAGGATAGGTCAAAGATAATATAATATTTTTAATAACAAAATAAAAAAGCCCGCACTTTTCAGCACGGGCTTAACAAAACCTGATTTATGGAAAATTACTACTTGCTTTTTGCTTTTTCAATTTGGTTCATTCTCATCTCTGTGATTTCATCGGCTTTAACCAGCAACCGCAGAAATTCAGGGTAGGGCATAGCCCAAAGATCACCCATGTCTATTTCGAGCATTTGAGCGACGAACAACACCATTTCAGTATACTTTTCATCGATCAAATCCGCTGTATTTTCCCACTTTCCGCGATGACTGGTTACAAATCCGTGAAGCCGAACACCCGCGCCGCTTTTTTGACTTTTTCCAACAATTGAGCTTGCAACGTGAGTTTGTATGTACTCCATTGCATAGCTAAGGTAAAAAAATCGTCTTCTATCAAGCCCTCCGCAGCCCAATCCTCAATCTTTCGGTTTGCATGGTCAATATCCCATGTTTTCAAGTCTTCGCCTGGTTCGTAGATGAAGAGGGTACACATAATTAAGGATGCTTGCCATTTGCGGTTCGACTCACTTAGCCCACGTTCTAAGTTGACAATCTCTTCAACCAGCCCGGTAAAGTTCGCGTCCTTGCCCCCTACAAGGGAGTTGCAAATCTTTTTCATTCTGGAAAGGCTGGAAATCACCTCACCCAACCCCGCATTGAACGGAACGACAACCGACATTTTTTCTAGTTCCCGTTGGCGGCGTAGGGGTAGTCCGTCCTTTGGGTTGCGAATATAATAATCCTTTCCGTTTGCCGTGAAGCCCGGTAACCAGGTTCCGTCCTCCGTAACAAGCCGATGAACTTGACCCTGTTGCTTAGTAGTGTAGTATTCCGCAATGTCTGCGCCCAACGTCGTGCGCAATACCTCTGCCACGTCCTGCGTATCTTGTAGCCTTTCTTTAAGCGCATCGGCTTTTGATTTTTTCTTTCCAAACATTATGCAAAATATTTTTGGTCAATGATGTGCGCAATCACACTAGACAACCCCGCACAAAGCAAGCTATCAATAATCGAATTGCCCCGTGAAATTGAGATCCAGAAAGCCAGTTGGCCGGCCTGACAGGTGGCGCAAGTGATAAGTATTTTTTCAGTCGCTTTGTGTACTCCGCTCCATTTATCGTAGTTGATGGGGAAGATTTTGTAAATCAACCCAGGCCACCACGCCAATAACCCGCCGTCCTGAATTAAGTAGCGGCGAAAAGTGATGGCCAAGGAAGCGGTCATTAGGCAGTAGATTGAAGCTTGGATATTAGTCATTAGCAGTCAATTGCCGTTCCGATCGTAATCAGTGATGCACAATTCTTCGGAGCAGTAAACGTAAATTCAAAGTCAACCGCGAAAAACTCAAACGGTCGCACAAACAAATGTTTCTTGCCTGCGTAACTGTAATCCCCAAAGATTGCATTTTCGTCTACCTCGGTAATACTTGCGCGCGTAACCGACAATGTAATTGGAACACCGGAAACCGTCGCACCCTGGACACTTGCAACACGGCTCACAAAGTCGTTGGCATAGATCGAACTCAGTCCATAAACAGGTGTTACTCCTTGTTTTTTGGGATTAATCCAGGCCACAAAGCGCATGGTTGCCGTTCCGGTCACGTAGCGGCGTTCGCTGGAGTCTATTCTAGTTGCCCCGGCTTGCTCCCAGTACACCACGCTTTTAAATGCATCGTCCGGTGTGATGGGCGTGTATGGATCAGTTTCACTACACATCGGGTCGGAGTTGTAAGCCACAATCGGGTACACCTCGTTTGTTTTTTGGTCGTTGTATTTGGTCACAACCCCGCCGTATTTATCAACCCAGTTTAAAGCCTGGATAGGAGTTCTAAAGACTTGTTCAAGTAGGTAGATCATATTTGCAGATATTTTAGCACCCGTGTGTTATTAGCTTCCTCAGCTAAATCTAATTCTTCCTGAGATGGTCGTAGAATGTTGCCCCGCTTGTGAAGGACAGCGCTTTTCACCTTTTTTATGTTGTCGTCACCGTGTGCAGTAATTACGACTGTGTGCACGCTTGTGTTGCCATCTACGTCAGGGTAGACGCTCGCCCACATGCGCCCCGTGCGCGTGTAGTCTACGTACTTTGTTTGAAACCCCGCCTTTGTTCGTTCTTTGGCATAATCAACATTGTATGGCCTGAATTTGGTGTTTAGATAATCCTCCCCGCTGCCTTGAATGCGCAACTTAATCAGGGTTGAAAGGTCAGCCCCGATAATTTGCAGTTCCCGTTCCCGGTTTGCCCGCAGGTCTGCGAGGTTTTGGCGGATTTTGGCGGCTGTTTGTGCGGCGGTCATTGCTCGTGGTGTTTTACGACGGCATCAATTGCATTGCCTATCTCTTTTGGCGAATGGTTAAGGTCGTTAATTTCCCCGCGCCTCCATAGGTTGAAGTGCTTTAGTATTTCGATTGCCTTTTTTAACTCCATTATAGGTTTTGTTACTGCAATTTACAAAAAAAAATCAACCCAATACATCGACTTTTGTGCCTCGCTTTTTCAAAAGCTCTACCATCTGCTCGGACAACCAAGATAGGTGATGCCTACAATTATAACCTCCACACGCTTCTTTAACGTCAACGTCTTTCATTTTACCGTCCCACGAATCGTCATTCCATCCGTCAATAACTTCACGTGAGTAGATTTTACCCGCCCGCTTTTCGCAAAAGTCGCGCGTTTCACTCATTATTGTTCCAGAATACAAGGCAAATCCAAGCCCCAGTGTTGTCCCAAGGTTGTTTTGTGTTGTCCTGTCAAATATTTGAAACGCATCATGCGCGGCGCGTTCAAATTCCTTTACGAGCGTCCCATTGCCGCTATTGCTTGTCAACATTTCGTCTTTGAAGGTCTTTGTGAATGTCTTCAAGTCCATACCCCCGCTCACCCCCGACAACATGCGACGGCCTACCGACTCGGCAATATTTGCAGGATTGAAAGCCATGTCCAAAAAGCCCAATTCGACTATTTTATCTTTTTCAACATCAAACCCCCATCGCAGCATTACAATTTTCTTTGCATTGGCGTAAATATCTTTATCTACACCAGGCGCGGCAATCTTAAAGTAGGATGTATTTACACCAAAAAGAGACAAGAAACGACCCGCAACCCAGCGCCCAAAATCTAGTAGCTTAGCCTTTAAGGTTTGCTGAAAGGCTACTGTCCCGTTATTTACTTTCTGAATATTCCGCGCTGAAAACTCTAATTTGCCAACCTTCGTATCTAGCCCCAATATTACATCGGCAACAAAATTCCACGAATCTACCTCGATCCCACGCAAACGGGTTGTGGCCTGTGCTTCTGCATCGGCTATCAACTTTTCACGGCGTTTTATCAGGTCTTCAAATTTGGCCATTACTGGAACACTGGCAATTGGTTAAAAGAATTGGTTTCCACTGGTATTTCGGCAATAATCGCCACTACTTCATCAGCTATTTCCTTTCGTTGCGCTTCCATCGGGTACAAGTAGAACGCCGCGCCACGATCTTTTAACCGGGCTTGGATGTTATGCTGTATCTCCTGCCAGTTCTCCCAGGCCACCCGCTTAGGATCGGTTTTGGCACGTGTTGCAAGGATCATTGCAAGTTCTTCGGGTGATTTGTCGGAGAATGGTTTGAGCGCATCGAACGCCAATTGATCGTTTACAAAAGACGGGTTGTCCTTGTGTTTTTTCTTTAGCAGTGCATCCGAAATAGCTTTTTGGACTGAGTAGGGCGCTCCCGCTTGTTTTGCTTCTTTGAGGTCTGCAATCAATTCGCTTTCCTTTTTCATGGCGAAGTCCATCGGGAATGTAACGTGGTAGTTGTCGCCGTCCTTGAAAGCTCCGTAGTACTGCATTGCAACCCGATAAGCCAACGATTCAACTTGCCCAACCTTTAGGGCGATAGGATAGAGTTTATTGTAGATACGGGAGTAGTTGATGGTGATTTCCGTTGCCGTCTTGATGCTGACCGCCTCGGTTTGTTCCTGTGAGTAGATTACATAAGTAAGGATCGTTGATAGCTTGTCGATCTGTTCTTGTTGGTTGGTGAGTACCTCCATTGGTAGGCTCATATAGTGCGCTACTTGCGCGAGGTCTACAAACTCATCTTTGGAGTCTGGGAACTTGAATGTAACTGCATCTTGCTCACCCCCGTGTACGATCTTTCCAGTACCGCCACACGTTGCACAAGGTCGCTTGTGATCCGCTCCGTAATACCCGCCGATACAAGCCAAACCTTCACCGTCTACCGCCTCACAAGCCTTCACGTACTGGAATAACTTTGGATACATGTGGAGCATCCGGTTAAGGTCGTAGCTGGATTTCAAGCCCATCAAGTCAAGTAAATGACCCCGCGCTGGTTCGTACAACAATTCGCACGGCGCGTTTATGTCTAGTTCAGATTGGTAAGCCCCCAAGCGGATAGCAGGGGTTTCAAATGTGCCCGTTTCAAATATCCAAGCAAGATAATCCGGCGCGTCGTCGATAGTGTACGCTTGATCCTCATAACGTGGTTCGCTGTCATCACCCATGTACTGAGCAAAAGCAGCGTACCCCGGCGCGTATAGGTAATAATGATTTACATGGGCGATTTCTTGCCCGCCGTCAATGCGCTTGGATTGGTATTCTTCCTCGCTGAAAACAAGGTACTGCAAATTCCCATTCACGTCGTACTTCCAATCCACGGCGCGTTCAGATTCAACCAGCACAGGGTAGAACGTGTACCCGGCTGCATCTGGTAACTCTTTACGCTCAAAGATCAACCAGCTATTCGGGTCTTGCTCGTTCGCAATTTTCACGGCGTTGAATGCAAAATCCTGTATTGATTGCCCGGCGTAGTATCGGCCTAAACTTTGCTCGACTTCCTGAAAGCGGGTAACATCTTGGAATATCCCCATCCGGTGTACACCGTCGGTTCGTTGCAGTTCTTCCACATAAGCAAGGGCTGGACTGATTGCGGCGGCTGTGATCGGGTTGGTGAGTCTTAACCGCTGTTTGGCTTGTTCTGGTGTTTCCCGTAATCGTTGGGTGCTTATATATTCGCCTTGTTCGTGCGCTGTCTTTGCAAAAACCATTTCGGCAAATTCATGCGGTTCTTTGGCCTTGTGCTGGTACGGGCTGCACCCGCCTTGGATGATGTTGGAAAGTATGGCTAATATTTGCTCTTGCTCCATTGCGCTAGTTTGGTGCAAGTTACGGAAAAGATGGGAAATAAAAAAGCCCCGTGGTTAGCGGGGCTGATGATTGATTACCAGTTTTCTGAGATATAGTCTACATATTGCTTTTTGGTCATGTTACTGTCACACATTTGGTACACTTCGAGTAATCTTTCTTGCTGATCAGGAGTTACACCAATTTGTGAAGCGCGTCCAAAGTTGATGCGAACGCCGCTATAAATTGATCCGTAAAGAATTTCGTTGATCTGCTTTTTGGTTAACTTTTTCATGTGCTTAGGTTTTGATTGTTTGATAGAACAAAAGTAGTTCAATCACATTTTAACAGCAATACCCGAAACATGGTATTTCAATACCGCACATTCAAACTAAGCCGACACGTCAAAGTGTCGTAATCATCCTTCGTAACCTCCCCAACCCCTAACGCTGTTTCAACCGTACTCCCCGGCTCAAACACATCCCAAAAGCTGGTATTCGACAGGATAATTTCTATCTGTTCCCCAACCAACCGCCGCCGTGATGAATCAAACGTGACCGGATCGCCGTTCATTGTTCCGGTAGGGTAGAGGCGGTCGTATGTGTGATAATGCGCAAGTAGGTTCGCCCAGGCCAAATGTGAGTTGGGGTACAGGTTTCCATCGACCAAGTTGGTTTCTTGCACCAAGTAGTAATCCGACCCGTTACGATACGCCGCAATTGGAACAAACCCCTTGTCGTCTACCCTATCGGGGTTGCCTTGGATGTAAAGAACGTCGCTGTTCAAATCCTCCGCCGTGTATGGTATTTCGTCCTGTGCGTCGGACAAAAGGCATTCCTCCGCGTACCGGATAGGCTCACACGTGAACATAGGGCTTACTGTTTCCATCCACAACCAGCGTTCAGACTTCGCCGCGTCGGTGTTGTCGTACGTGGTTGAGATCTTCCCGTCAATCTGGTTGGAATAGGGTGAAGCGGTCAAATCTAACCCGGTCGCCTGGGCAAAGTAGGAAACGTGTTCAATCCTTAATTCACTCCCTGCGATCCGGTAACGGCAATTGTATTTAACCTCTAGCCATGACATTATTTTTTTAAATGACGTGCGGCCAACGGTTGCAATATTCGATGCCGTTGGCCTCTTAACGTCGCTTTTCTGGAAATAAAGCAGGTCTTGTAAATTTTCTAGTGCCTCAGTGTATGGGGTGTTTGTCGGAGCTGTGCTGTCTGGATTGATCCCGAAAAAGTCCGAAACGATGGACAAAGAACAAGGCGTGAAGGTTTCTAAGATATCATCCAGTCGCACGCCGTTCGGGATGTTCACGGCGGTAAAGTCTTCCCCTAACCCGGTCACGTCGTAGGCTTGTATGATCTGGTTCGGATTTGGGTCAAGAATGAACGACCGCGCCGGGCTATACACCCTGGCAATACGACGGGCAAAGCCGCCTGATACTGCAATCCAGCCGTCACCCGGTGGAGTAGATCCACCCGCCACAAATTCACGGGCATAGGTCGTTGTGATATTCGTTTCAGCGCGGTACAAGAAAGGATTTACCTGCGTTACCCCGTTGATTTCGTTGCGTATGATTGTCCAGCCTTGCGCGGATGTGTAGAAGCTTGATTGAGCTGTGCGAGGACTAGATAGTGGCCACGTTGCCGGGGTTGCTGGGGCTGGTTCGACAACGGTTCTAATTTCAATTGTTCCAAGGAAAGGCTTTACGCTATGCTTGGTTGTACCGTCCAGAATGTTTATTTCCTGGTCGTATTCTTTTAAAAAGCAGGTGTAATCGTCGTTACTGTCTAGTTTTGCCGTGACAATACAAAGTAGTTCGTTGATGCTGGTTGCACTGGTATTGAGCTTAATATTTGCGTTGTACTTCGTTACCCCGTTGTACTTGATCTGAATAGGAATGTCACACGTACCTAAAGCGCGTTCGGTAATGATTTCTTGATACGATGCACCCACAAAC